GGAAGGCGGGAATGTTCGAGTCGAAAGCATCGTTACCGTCCAGCGACACACTGCACGGCGCTTTCAGTCCCCGAACTGCCGTGCCGTGACGCTCGATCTTAAAAGCCCCCGAGCTTCGAACACCGCCGACAGGATTCTCGACAATGACCGCCCGAGGGCAGTGCTGGGCAATGACCGCCGCTTGTTTGCGAAACGCACGGGAACTGAGGTTGTGCTCTAACGTTGGCGAGAACTCGATCGCCACATTGGGATAATTCGCGAAGAAGTCGCAGTAGAGCCGCACGCGGTCCCGAAGATGGCGCCGGAGCTTGCCGCCGCCGCTTTCCCACATCGCGTTAAATGCTGCGATGGTCATACCGAAATACGGCTCGTAGCGACCGCAATTTCCCCCGCGAATGCATGGGCCGTTGAAGAAATCAACCTGCCAGTCCGTCACCTTCCCGGAATCAAGAATCTTCTTGAGATTGGTCAGCCGAGTCGCAAATGTCCAATCAAGATGACTGCCGCAGAATTTCTCTGGTAGGAGCGGAACAAGATCATCGACCGGGAACTTCTCGCTCAGGAGGCCAATGATGTCCTGGCAGACGGGAGGAGGTTCCTGCCCCTCGCTGGCCTTCGTGAATCCGAGGATGCAGCCAATTAGAAACGGTACCAGGAACCAGCGAAAGAAATCACGCATAAGGCCACTCCTCTCGAACGATGAGAGACAAGACCCGCTCTGCCCGTGACCCAACCTGGCCGAACCATTTCGAGCCGCGAAGATGGGCCTCAACCGCGGGCCAGTTTTCGCGTTTCGCGAACTGCAAAGTGTTGTGAAAAGCGAGAAGCCTTGCCTTGCCGAGATTAAAGGCGAGGTTGCACCAGCCGAGTTGTCGATGGAGAGACCACCGGTTGAAGAGTGCGGCACCGAAGATCTCCTCACAGTCTTTGCGAGCCCTTCTGAAATCTTCCTCAAGCCATGCCATCGCCGTTTCGCGAGAGATGCCGACCGTTCGGTACCAGAGCAGCTTCGTTCCAGTAATACCCCTGGCGGAGAGGTTTCGACCAACGCCAATCGTCCAGAGACCGACCGAATCCTTGTAGGCTTTGAGGCGCAGCCCTTCGTCTCTTACGAGCATGACCTGATGTTTCATGGCAGGCGTCGGCGTCATTCTCCTCCGAAGTTAAGGACGGGCGTGTGTTTCTTGCAGTAGCCGGTCGATCTTCTGCTCGATGCGCTCGAAGCGGCTGTCAACCCGGTCGAGGAGCTTGGTCTGCCCCTCGTCATGGGCCGTCAGGGCCGATTGCTGCTGGGAAAGGACCGTGACATCATGCCGCAGATCGTTGATGGAGCCCGTCAGAACGGAGAGCCAGAAGCCGCCGATAAGCGAGAACACACTGAAAACCGCACCGAGGATCCAACGAAATGTATCCCCGTCGACTTTGCCCGCCATCATCACCGCCGCAATTCCCCCATGAGTCCGCTATACGGGACAAGGGTACCACGGAGGGTTTGGGGGGTGCATCGTAGAAAAGACCGGGGCTAGGCATCGACGACGTTCAAATTGCACTCGGCAATGAGCGTTTGTGCCGGGGAGGAGGTGGTGCTGCAAGAGACAGTAATCTGATACGGCGTGCCCACCGTGCCGCTTGAAACACGGAATTGAACCGCTCGCCCCTCGGCGACCGAAACTCCGTTAATGGTCAATGCGCCTACATTTACCTTTACGTTGTCGATCGTTAGGCCAGATGGTGCGGACGTGACAGTCGGCGTGCCCGTAAGCTCTTCGGCGACCTCAAGAAGATCGTCGAAAGAAACGGCAGCGTTTTGAGCCGCGAGCGGATGCTTTGAATGAACTTGCGGTGCTTTAGCCATTGCCCCTCGGGGTCCAGTGTAACCGATGTCCGGCCTTAAAGAGTAGAGGAGAACCGCCACGCGGTGCGTATTCGAGCCGGTTTCTGGTCTGATAGTGCAGCCAAAGCGGAAGCGGGGCCCAGTGGAGGAAGTTGCCGCCGAGCGGGGCCCAGTCAAGCGAGCTACTGCTGAGAGGAATCCCGACAAAGGAGGCGTAATCGTCGGCACCAGTCAATAACTCATCGAGCAAGCCCTCGAAGGTTGCCGACACACTCGGCTGCTCGTCGCTTGCGATCTGGTCGTCAGCTATCGAGGCCACAAGCGTAGCTAGGGCCGTAAAGGCACCCGCAACCGTTCCCGCCTCAAGGACAGCGAGAACCATGTGGCTTTGGCACGCGATGGACTCGCCCGCGCTGGCCGACTCCGAGCAGGTGCTCGACATGCTGTTTGCGGCCGTCTGTGCCGCAGCAATGGTGAGGGTTTCCGAAAGGGGAGCACTTGCAGTCATTGCGGCCGAGAGGCTTTCCGCAATCGTAGCGCCTTCCGACAATGCAGGTACTGCCGTCAACGCCACCGCAAGGGCATCACCCACGGAGGCACTATCGGAATACGAGACGTTATAGACTTGAGCGCCGCCGTCTGTAACATCATCCGCCGCCGTCACGCTCTCGGTCAATGGAGCCGCAAAGGTCGCAACCGCTGCTAGTGTCTCTGCCCCAGATACGGCCCCGGAGACTGTCGCTGAAGCCGTGAGAGCCGCCGCGATAGACTCGCCAGATGCGACGATTTCAGTCACTGCCCCAGATGTCGTAAACGCCGGGATAACTGATTCCGTTGCAGTGGTAGATTCCGAGTTGGTGACAACGCAATTGGCGGCAACTGCCAGAGTGTCGGCACCGGTTAACGTGTAGGAAATCGGATCAATAAAGATCAAACCACTCGTGAACTGATCGCCAGAGGTTACAGCATCGGAGAAGGTAGCCACGAACGTTGTAGCGTTGGCGACAGACTCGATTACAGTGACTGTTTCGGTCCCCGTGGCGTTGAATGTTACGGCTGCGGAAAGATTCTCCGCCGCAGTGCCCGACTCGCTAAACGTGCTAGTGATTAAGAGGCCCGCCGATAACGACTCTGCCGCAGTCCCAGATTCCGAGAGTGTCGGGGCGAGCGTTGCTACTACCGCAAGGCTTTCAGCCCCTGCTACTGACTCCGAGAAAGTCGGAATAAACGTTGCCGTTGCTGCGAGGGATTCCGCACCTGTCACAGGCTCAGAGATCGTCAGGACGAGTGTCGCCGAAACTGAGAGGCTTTCCGCTACAGTGCCCGCCTCACTTATGATCACCGGCATCGTCAGTGCAGGCACCATGGACTCCGCACCCGTGACCGAATCTGAGGATGTCGGGACGAACGTGGCAGAGGCGGCGAGGTTTTCAGCCCCTGTTACTGGCTCCGACAATGTCGTCACCGCCGTGACGACGGCCGCGAGCGACTCTGCACCCGTGAGGGGTTCCGTGACCGTCGACGAAAGGAGAAGTCCGCCGCTCGTGCTCTCCGCCGCCGTGACTGGCTCGCTCAGCGTCGTAACGAAAGTGGCAGCAGCCGCGTTGCTCTCGGCACCCGCTACCGACTCGCTACACGTAGGGGCAACCGTCGCCACAACAGCCTGACTCTCAGCACCGGTAACGGATTCCGTCAGGGTATCGTTATAAACGTTTCCGGTTGACGGCACGTAATCCACGGACAGAATCATCGTCGTACACCGGACGGTCGTGATAGACGCGGTGTCGATCACTCCGGCCTCGATGCCATCTAGATCCGAAGTCGTCCAGGCAGAGGAATCAGCCGGGTCGGTACCGAGACACCGACCTTGCCATACATATGAAGTCGATCCGTTCCTGGTGCTACTATCAGAGTTCGTTGAGCCCGATCGAATTCTGACGCCCGACGCTGACGTGCTGTTCGAGCTTTCGCGAATGCGGGCCATGAACTTCACGGCGTTAATCGTGCCGCTGATTCCAGCTGAACTTGAACTCTCGAAAGCTACAAGATGCGTCTGCGAAGCGGCCGATGACTTTTGAATGTAATCGGTGTCCGTGTTGGTCGGTATTTCATCGACATCGGTGTAGTCACCAGTTCCCGCACCTCCGGCACCCACGGTCCATTGGGCCGTGCTGCCTTCTCCGTTTGGCAGCATGACCTTGCATTCACCGATTCCCGGATATGCCGCATCATCGAGGTAGACATCGTCGAAGTAGTATTCGATGGCCCAGCCATCCGTATTGACCGCCTTCCCGATTCGGAGCTTCGCGTTGTTATTCGTGCCCAGATCGCCCGTACCAGAAACTTCCGACGTGCCGTCGATCTTGAGTTCGTAATTGGCCGACGCGCCCGTGCCGCAGCGGAACTCAATCCGATACCACGTGTTTGCTGTAAGTGTCGTACTTCCCGTCGCGAGAACTCCCGCCGCGTTTCTGTAGGTCAGCACGCCGGTTGAGGTAAGCGCGATAGCTCCTTTGACTGTGTTTCCGCTATCGAGAGATGCCGCGATGATCTCGGACCCCGAGCCGGCCTTAGTCGCGTATTGAAAATAGAAGCGATGGTAGACGGTGGCAACGCTGTAGACAGCGAACGTTCCATCAGCAGCATATCCGGTTAATTCACCGTAGGTGGCCGCGTTCGCGGTGGCCGAAAGAATTTTTAGGCCGTATCCGCCGGTTCGCTTTGTCGTGCTCTGAACCGTCGTGCCGCCAGCGGTGGCATTCAACTCAGAGGTATCGCCGTGCTCGAAGCCCGTAAAAGCAACTACAGCCATAGAACCTCAGGCAACGGGAAAGGACTTTGATGGGATGCCCGAGGGAGGCTCATTTGCCTCCGCTTGTTAGCTCACGCTGAGAGTAGGGGTAACGTTCAAGGTATCGCCTGAAGCAACCGAGCGACTCGCCGCGAAATCTCCGGCAGAGTACAAAGTGCCCGACGTGCCGGTGTTAACCGAGGACACGAACGCACCTGCAACCGTCTGCGTGGCGTTGATGGAGATTGAAACGGCCGTTGCGGTGTTGGACCCGGAAGACGTTGTTCCCCAAGTGATTGCAGGCCGGTTACCGGCATATGGGGTAACTTCGGACCAGCCCGCGTGGGAAGCGAGGGTGTCGCCCACTGCCGCTGAACCGGTGCCTTTGAGGCCAAGATACCACGCGGCGGTGTAAGCAGATCCCTTCAGGTACTTGTCGACAATATCGGTCTTTCCTGCCGTGGTGACGAGGTTGTGGAATTCCTCAGACCACTTCAAAACCCCGTCCGGGCCGACACAATCGACGCGGTAGGTAATGCTTGGGGCTTCAATGCCTTCGGGGGAGAGACCTGAAGACGCGATCAACCCAGCATCAATTCGAGAGGATAAGGCAGCATTTTCATTCATACGCTTCAAAGCAGGATAGAAATTATGCCGCCATCATAACCCCGCCCGAAGGCGGGACGCTATAGGGCAAGTTTAGGCTTCAATAACGACCACCTATGCGGTAATGAAGAAGCCACTCACCCAGATGATGCGGCCGGTGCTCAAGGCGAAGTTACTACCATCGGCCTTCCTTACCCTGAATTTTGTTGTAGACGAAGATATGCACGCCCCTGGTGCAGCGGACCCACCATCGGCGTACCACGCTGTAAGAACTTGTTGACTGACTTGGGTCAAAGGCGATGCAAACTCTATCTCATTCGATGCTGACCCGCTTGTCGTTCCGGTGTCTACAATGTGAAAGAAGCATAGCTTGCCCATGCGGATATAGTTCGCATAGCTGAGCGAAGTCGAGGTGAAAGTCATACCGCCGACTGCCGTATAGGTCGGAGTAAAGGAGGTGACTGCGGTCGGCAAGGCGTTCACCCAGGACGACCCGTTCCAAGAATCCAGAATCTTGTTCGTTGAGTCGTATCGCACGGTACCCGTCGGAATATTCGTATCCGAGGAGAAGTCCATCTTTGCACACGAGGAGATCTTGCCGTTCAACGCTGTCAGCACGGCGGTATAGAGAGATGAGTTTGTCGGGGTGTTAAAGTCAGTCATATTCCTCCAGTCTTATATCACGGCCTGCACTCCTCGTGCAGTCCACCGAACGTCAGCCGTGGCCCGAGAGCCAGCGGAGTTAAACAGCAGTACCTTGAAAGATGTCGGGTTGGCGATGTCGGTAAAGTCCACCACGGGTTTCAACTCCGTTGTTCCCTGCGGCGTGACGACGATTGCCGAAACGTCCAGGAAGCTCTTCGTGAAGGAGATTGTCGTTCCTCCAGCATCTCCCGAATTCGCCGTCGTGGTTCCCGAGTCGGTGATTTCTTTCACGTTCACGGTACAGGAGACATCGGTCACCACGCACCAGTCTGTTTGCGTGCGGGGCGTTACGACGAGGGTGAGCTTCAGGTACCGGTAGTTATTGGGCGAGGCGTTCTTGTTGCCGGACTGCCCAGCGATCCACGGATCTCCGACGAGCTTCTTCCACGAGACGGTCGGCACGGGCTGAAGGCCGGAGCCGAAGGCCACATAATCGAATTTGACCGTTGCCTGCGGGAGCACTTCACCGAGGTCCACCGTGATGTCGATCTGCCCCGTGAGCATGTCGTTCGGCGTGAGCCAGTAAGAGAAACCCAGGTCAATGAGACCCTGAATGGTCGTGACGCCATTCTGCGTGAAGTGTTGGTCGAACGTCTCGGTCGTGTCGTAGGGTGCCCAGACCGAGCCGCCGGTCGTGGTGAACGTTGCCGTGCCCGTTCCGCCCGTGATGGGCTCGAGCCAGTAGGAATACCCCGCCGTGATGAAATCCTGGATCGTCGTTTTCGAGTTGCTCGTGAAATGCTGGTCAAACGTCTCCGCAGAGTTCGCCGCCGCTTGTACGCTGTAGGTCTCCGCAATGTAGGCGGCATTGGCGAGAGTTGCCCCTGAGAGAGTAATGCTGGGGCTTGCCCGAAACACGAAATCAGCAGGCGGATACACCGTGGTGGACACCTCAGCGACGGGGCCCTCGTTCCCGGCGACATCCACCGCGGAAACGCGGAACGTGTACGCTGACGAAACCAGTTCCACGTAGGTGAAGAACGTTCCCGTGACGGTTCCCAGGTCATCGGATCTCGTGGCGGTCTTTCGCGTCACCCTGTAATAGGCGACCGGGAAAGTCGTCGTTGTCGGCACTTCCCACCGGAGCATCACGTTGTTGTCGATGAGGTTAACCGAAAAGTTTTGCGGCACTCCGGGGGCCGACACCACTAGGTCGGCAGTGGCGTCATTTACGGAGTAGTTCCCCGTCGTATCAAGTGCCCGGACGATGAATCGCACTGTTCCGGCCGGAAGGGCCTGATAGGAATGGGTAGTCGATCGAACCCTGACCGCAGTCGCCGGAACGTCGTTGAAGCCTGTGAAGACCGTGCCGTACCGAATCTCGTACTCTCGCACATCGAGGTCCGTCACGGCGTTCCACGACACCTTCACCCGTTGCCCCTCGACGACGGCAACGACTCCCGTCACGTTGCTTGGTGCCGCCGTTTTGCCGATGACGGTGTGGCCCGTTGTGGTCACCCAGTTGCCCCGAGCGCCGAGGGCATTCACCGAGCGGATTCGAACATCGTACGACGAGCCATCCCGCACATCGAGTATGTAGTAGTTGGACGAGCTTCCGGGCACATCGCCCGCGTCCTGCCAGGTCGAACTGGAGGTGAGTTTGAATTGAAGCTCGTAATACCCACCATTCTGAACGAAAGCGTCGGAAGCCATTACCCAGGAAGCGTAAAGCCGCGAGAAGACCGTGCCGTCGCTTCGGATGTAGAGATAGTTCGTGCCTGACGCGAGCGTGAGCGACGTGGGATCGGCGACGATAAACGGGTTCGGCAGGTTGGTGTTCGGATTCGTGTCGTACGTCGTCTCCATCCCGGAGTTCCAGTCGTATACTGCCGCCGCGGTCTCCCGGAGCAACAGCCGCACGGTGAACATCGGGGAGCCTTCCGGGCTGTCTTCGATCTGAAGAGCCGAGCGCACCACTTCGAACGTTTTCGCCGACCATCCAAACTCTGAGAATGTAACGTTCACCCATTCGCCTGGCTCTGCCTGGTACGCGGCCATGGTCGCTGTGAATTCGACGGTGATGCCCTGGCGGTTTTGCTCAAGCTCGATCTTGGCGAGCCGCTGGCATCGCTGGTGCGACGTGACGAGGTTGTACGTGAGATCTTCGTAAATCGTCACGCCACTGTCGGCGGTGACATAGCTTGAATTCGTGACGACCGGGAAATCTGATTCCTCAAAGCCATTCGTCTCCGAGACGAACGTGCCCCGTACGCTGTTGAAGCTCTCCGCCCGAGGAGCCTTCGTCATCACCTGAATGTCCGAGAGGATCATGTCTTCCGTGAGCGTCATGACCGCCGTGCGGGATTCGCCGACGTAGAGCGAGTACTTTCCTTCGGAATACACAAGCCTTCCGGCCATGCTGGCGAGCATGTCATCAATTAGAGAGCCGGGGGCCTCGTCCACCCCGGCGTGGAAGTCGAGCCAATAGCGTGGCTCTGTGCCGCCGCCCGCAAGGGAGACCGTCCCGCCAGCGGTGGTGACTGCCGCGTTCAATCGTGTCGAATTAAAATCCGAAAGCGAAAGGCCAAGGCCGTAGCGCGAGCTTCTCATGTAATCGAGCAGAACCATTGCCGCGTTGCCGGAAACTTCCGTGCCTGTGGTTACGGGATTGTAAACATCGTACTTTCCCGTGAGCCGAAAGGTGATGTCGGGCGTGCCGTTCTTGAAAACCGTTTCATTCCATTTGAGCCGCAGGTACACGTGAGCGTGCCCACGTTGGCGATGGTTGCTGGTCCATTTCGTCGGCACATCGGCAACCAACTCTGAGAGAGCGGCCTGGGCATCGGTGCCGTAATTGATCTGCATCTTCACGTACCCGGCAAAGATGCCGGTCGCGTTCACCACTCCGGTCGGGCGGGTCAGAAGGTTCGTGTCCCACTGCACGTCATATCCGTCGAAGTAAACATTTCTGAGGTACGTGATTTCGTGGGCTGCGAGTGTGATGACCAGATGAAGATAAAGGTCCTTCATGTACGAGCCATCGGGCTGTACCGCCCCGTCGCTCGTGTGGATGAAGGTGACGGCACCGCCGACTTGAACGGTCCCGAACATGATCTGCCACGGGTTGGTCGGGTCAGTCGCGGCTTCCTCTTTCCCTTTGAGGTATCGCTTGATCTCGTTTCGCTTTCGGAGCTTGGCGATGTAATGCTTGCGGCTTTCTAGGTCGCTCGGCTTGTTATGTTTGCGTAGATACTTGAAGGCCTTGTCGGTCTCTGCCTTCGTGATCGGGCCTTGCCCCAACCAATATCGTTCACCGCTCGTGAGCTTCGTCATATCACCGATTCTTTTTTGGCGACCCTTTCGGCTTTCGTGTCGCCCGTCGATCTTCCTTGCTCAGCTTCTTCTTTTGCCCGCTCCAGGTTCCGTGCCAGTTTGCCGCGGCCTGAACGTACTGAAATCCCAAGTCACCGGCGAATAGCTTTGTCTGACAATCGTGCGTCCACCGCTGCTCCCGTGGTCGTTCCATATCCATTAGAGGAGAATCATACATGAGCCGCACTTGGGGCGCGTCAGGCGAATAGTCAAGTTCTGCGTGACTGTAGACGCCTTTCCACCAGAGGTATGGGTCGGCGATGACAGCACCCGAGGCATTTAGAAAGCCGATGTAAAGAGACCCCGCCGCCCCTTGCTTCTGATCGGAAAGGATGAGCGAGATGACTGCCGAGGGAACGGCGGATAGCACGATCGTCATGTCGACCGCTTCCACTTCCGTCGTCTCGTCGCCCCCTTCCATGCTCCGAAACCAGCCATTACCGAGCCATGTTTGTGCGTTCCACGTGAGATCTCCCCATCCGTTCCAGAGGCGGATGGTGGAGCTTGCGAAAACGCCTTCGAAAAGCACGATAGGACGGTTATTCGCGGCGATTGCCTCTGCAATGAACCCAGCGGTTAGGTTTCTCGCCACACTAGATCGCCTCCACCGCAGTGAATGCAATGCTGTAGATTCTCTCGATGTCGAGATCGAAGAGCGGCACCTCGACAGAGTTCAGGCGGAAGAGCCCCTTGGGACTTGCCGTGATGATCGAGGTGTTGTTCGCCGGGCTTTCCCGCAGGCGTGGCCGGATTTCGAGCGTTGCGTTTCCGCTGCCGTCGGAGTTGGCGTCCTGCTTCACCTTGTAAAGCCGCTGGCCGATCTGGATGTAATCTCCCGCCTTCAGGATGCCCGTGATGTTGATTGTCCATCCTTTTGTGAGGAGGGTTTCTCCCGTTTGACTGCCGCCGTTCACGAGCGGTGTTCCGGTTGCCGTGCCACGAGGGTTCTTTCCCCACGGATCACCCATCAGAAACGTTCCGACCGGGCCCTTGAGCGATTCGAGAAAGCCGACCCACGGCTCTGCCTTTGCCCGTTGGCATGGGGCGATGGAGACATCGCACGCCCAAAGCTGCCCAGTGTGCTCCTGTACCTGCGTGGCAAAGCTCCACGGGGAGCGAAGCATCGCGACTGACTCCATGAGCCGCAAGGAAAACCCATCGATTCCCGACGCCGTTGGGGTTGTTGGAAGATTGAGGGGAAACGATACCGCCATGGCCTACACCGACCTCCTGCGTTGGCTGTTTATGCTTCGGAGTATTCCGCGGGAGACCCGTTCCTCCGATTCGCGAATCGCGGCACGAATGCGGCCCTCCACTCCAGGAGCGGCACCTCGGGCGTCGATGTTCACGACGTACCCGCCGCCACCGCCATTGATGCCGTGCAGGGAAACGCCGAGCTTTCCGTTTCGCCGCGTGAGTGGGAGAATCGCCTCGGGGCCTGCCTCTCCCATGAGTGCCCGCGTGGGGCCTCTCACGATGCCGCCGCTTGCGAAAGCTTCTTCAGTGTCTTCGTCCGGTGATGCCGGAGGGGCCTTGCCGGCCATTGCGAAAAGAGCCCGTGTGTTCTCCATCGTGGCCGACGTGTTGCTCGACGTTGCAGAATTCAGGCTCCCCACGGCATCGGCCATCTTGTTACCCGTCTCCTGAAACTTCACGCCTGCCGCTTGCATGTCGGCGACGAAGCCGCCTGCGGTTCTATCGTCGAGCTTCATGCCGGCTTCGATGCTTGTCACGCCACGCTGATTAGCCGCTGCGAAGAACGCATCCACGGTTTTTGGGTCGTAGGTCTTGAGCATCTCCTCGCGAAGCTGCGTCATGGTCTTGATGCCTTTCTCGCCTGCCTCAATGAAAATGTCCCGGACGCTTTGAATGGCTTCGAACCCTTTCGCGCCTGAGTTAAGCAGGTTTTGCATCGCCTGGTTCCAGTCGCCAACCGCCGTCAGCCCAGGCTTGAACGCTTCAGCCGCCCCTTGAATTCCCGTCTCAATCTCAAGCCAGGTTTTTTCGCCGCGCTTGCCCATCTCGACGAGCTTGTCCTGAATCTCTTCGAACGATAGGCCGAGCTGTTGCACCATGTGGCGGGCGTTGTCGACGTTATTCGCGAGGTTCTCACCAAGCATTGCCGCAATTTGCCCACCCACGTCCTCGGTAATGCCCAAGATCTCTTTGAGGCCCATGCCGAGCCCGCTGAAGGTGGCGGCACCGGGCTTTTTGTTGAACTCGTCCGCCCAGCCCGGCTTGTTGAACCTGCTCGAAGATCCCTCCATGAAATTCGTCATGCGGGAAAAGCTGCCGTCCTGCTGACGAACCTGGAAGCCGCCGATCTTCTTTAGCTGGTCCTCCATCCAATTCGCGAAGGTGTGGCGGGCTTGGGTCTCGGCGTTTTGCGGGCCCCATTTGAACATGCCGCCGATGGTCTTACCGAGAGCGCCACCGATTGCAGCGCCGAGAGGAGCCGCTAGACCGGCAGAGAGAGCACCGGCAATTGCAGCGCCACCCAAAGCCCCCGCCGCTTGGCCGGTTCCGCTGTTGTCCTTTCCAGCCTTGTCTTGCCCTCGTGCATTAAGAGCGTTTCCAATAACGGCAGTGGCACCCGAGATCCATCCGTCCCAGTTTTGCCCACCGTTGAATTGGCCGTTCTGCATTCCAGGGCCTTGAATGCCCGCCCCGTGAGCCTGATCGGTGGTCATTCCGTTGCCGAGCATCGACCCAACACCGGAGAAGATCGAGCCGAGACCGCCGCCCGATTGTGTCGTGCCGTCACCGAAGAGATAGTTCAGGCCATCACCGACACCGGCCGCGATCGTCTGTCCGAGGCCAAACAGACCGCCTTGATTCTCCTGCATTGAGGAGAACATGCCCGCTGCAATCTGAGAGCCAAGGTTCGAGAGATTATTGGA